ATGGTCCGGGGACTATTCCATAAGATCTGACTAGGTAACAAGAAGTGTCCGTTTAATGGGACTATTCCATAAGATCTGACTAGGTAACAAAAAAAGCGGGCGGGGTTATCCCATAGGGGTTGATTTGGCTAACATGTATGTTATAATCTGATTAGGTTTTAGGCTAATACATACAGAAAGGAAGGTTTTAATTATGGAAGTTTGGTTAGATATCCCTAAAATTCAAGTTAAAAAAGTATTTAATGAAGTCTATGTTTGTACTTATTATGAGTTATACCTCAATGATAATTATGAAGGTAGGTATGAATCTATATCGTCTGTTAATTGGCGATTAAGTCTCATATTAACAGAGTTAGCGGTTTATACAGATACAACAGGGAAGGAGTAAATTTCTGATGATCATGTTTGAATTTATATTTGAAAATATTAAGTTAAGATCAGAGAATAAAAGACTCAAAGAAGAATTAGAACAGAAAGAGCAAACCATTCAATATCTAAATACTTGTGTTAGCCGGGCAAACAGAAGGTATACAAATCTTCTACATTTTACAGATGAAGGGTTTTCTAAATTAGACTTTCCTAATTCTTCAGTAGAAGATGATAATTAAATATCAATAAATGATATTTTGGAAAACTGATTTAATAGGCTTTAAGCCTTTTAAATAAAAAATATTTTTATAAAGGAGTGCCCGCTATGTTTGGTAAAAATGAGAAGAAGACAGAAGAAGCAGTAAAGGTCAATTACGATATTACGGTTGACAATGTTAGGAGAACAAAGAACGATTCTATCTTAATGGTAGATCTGATTGTAAACGGTGTTACTATCAAATCTTGTATTCTTAAAGAAGTCACTGTTAAAGAAGACGGGGAGAAACACAAGAAGGGTGATATTTGCTATATCCTTCAGTTCCCTTCGGAGAAGTCGGGCGGTAAATGGTATAATAGAGCATGGTTCCCGGTATCTAATGAGAATATCGAGGATATTTGCAAACAGGTTCAATCTTTGTTATAATCAAAACACCTTCGGAAAACCTTGTTTTCTGTATTAGCACAACCACACACAAGAAGACCCCTAGACATAGGGGTCTTTTGTTGTAATATGGTTTTATCAACTTTTACCTACTTTTGGTATGAGTGTTCTTCAAGACAAATAAGTCCGCAAGTCCACGCTTAAATGGTAGACAATGCGGGCTTATTTGTTGTATATTGAATTTACAAATACTTATCAGGGGGTTTAATATCATGGATATTAACGTAATAGCACAGTTAGTCGGTTCAGTTGGTTTTCCTATCTGCATGTCAATATATCTGATTTATTTTATGCAGACAGAGCTAAAAGAAATGAGAAAGAGTATTGAAAACAATACTTTGACCATGCAGAAGTTAATGGATAGTCTTAACGATTTTAATAAATCTGAAGGTTGATCATATGAATAATATAGAATTTGCTAGTTATGCTAAATCTAAAGTAGGCTGTTATTACTGGTTCGGTACTTTTGGGCAGAAGGCTTCAAAAGCCCTTTATCTTGAAAAGAAGAAACAGTACCCGAAATACTATACAGCTTCAGACTTTGAAAAGCAGATTGCCAACCCAAAACAGGTTTTTGATTGTGCGGGGCTTGTAAAATCAATCATTTTACTTAAAAAGTATTCTGCTTCTGATGATTTGGGTGCTACCGGCATTTATAGTAAATGTAAGGTTAAGGGTGCTATTACAAATATAAATTCTTTGAAGGTTGGTGTTTTACTTTTTAAGGGTAATGATAAACAAAAGACTCATGTAGGTATTTATTTAGGTTCGGGAAAGATAGCTGAAGCTAAAGGGCATGCATATGGAGTAGTTGAATCTTCCTATAATTCTTCATGGAAATATTATGCCGAGTATTACGCCGTTGATTATTCTGAATCAGCCCCGTCTGAAGATCTAAAGAAGGGTGACATTTTAAAGGTAACTACTAAATATACTGAACTAATGTTAAGGGCTTATGCTTCTACTTCAGCCCCTATTCTTCAGAGATTGAAGAAGGGAAAAACAGTCATATATCAGGGTGATCATGCTAGTAATAGTGTTGGTAATTGGCTATTAGTCAAATATAACACCGTTATTGGTTGGGCTTGTGAAGAAGAAAAAAATAAAGATTATAAATATCTTACTAAAGTATGAAAAAATCAATCTACTGGAATATAAAACCCATTTTAACGACTAAATCTGACTTTAATTTAGTTATCGGACAACGTGGAAACGGCAAAACATATGGGTGTCTTGCTTATTTTTTACGGCAATATAAGAAGACAAAGAAAAGGTTTTGTTATATTAGAAGGTGGGAAGAAGATGTAAAAGCATACCGCATGCAACAACTTTTTACCCCTTTTAGAAATCTTATAGATGAATTATTCGGGTCAGAATTTGAAATAATATACAAGAATCATAAATTTTTACTTGTTAATGGAAATGGTACTTGTATAGATGTGTTGGGTTATGTTCTTTCTATTTCCGCTTCTTCTCACACAAAGAGTGTAGCTTTTGTTAATGTCGGTTATATTCTATATGATGAGTTTATCAGAATGTCAGGTGAACAGGAGCTTCGAGATGAACAGAGCAGAATGGATAATACATTAAGTACCATTATTAGAGGTGATAATACATCTGTAAAGGTTTTCATGCTTGCTAATACCGTATCAAAATACAGCCCGTATTTTTTAAGGTTCGGTATTGATATCAATAAGATAAAACAGGGTACAATATTTACAAAAGAAATCAAACTTGAAGACGGACAAATATTAAAAATCGCTTTGGAGTATTGCGAATTTAATAAAGAAGCTTCGGAAAAGATTTCTAAATATACCCAAAATGCCATGATTAAATCAGGCGAATGGGAAATTCCCGAAGTAGATGAAATACCTAATATTCCCGGATCCGTAATATCTGAAAAATTATTATTTACTATCTATTCTTCAGGTGTTAATGTGACTATAGGCTGTTTTCTGCATAAAGAAAACTGGGTGGAAATGGTAAAAAATGACGCTTTAATATTTACTCCTAAACATCATGTAAGAGAGTTTCTTGTTATCAGATCTGTAAATAGAAAATCGAATTATTTTCATCTTTCAAAAGAGAAGTCTTTAAAGTATACAGACTATAATGATTTAGATCTTATGTTAAATGATATAAAAGAAGGCTGTGATATAGATTTTGAAAATGAGTTATTTATGGGTAGGGTATTTTGTGAAAATGCCTTTATAGCTGACTACTTCAGGCAGGAATGGGTTAATTTTGGTAGGGTAGCTATAGTAGATCTATTATAATAGTTTACTTATTGTAAACTTTATGATATATAATACTTAACAAAGAAAGGAGTTTTTGAATCATGCTTGATATTAAAGATTTGATCAAATTGGCAGAAGCAGGTTATAAGCCTAATGATGTAAAAGAATTGTTAAAGCTTGCAAAAGAAGTAGAATCTGATGAAGCCATCAATGACAATGATTTGAAAAAGCCCGGGGAAAATTCAGAAGTAAATAATACTGATGAAGTTGACCCTATTGAAGCAATTATTGAAAGAAATAAAAAAGAAAAGGAAGGTAATTAAATTATGGAATTTTTTAAACCTGTAGATGTTTATCCTATTATGAATAGTCTTGTAAGACAGATTACAGGACAAAAAAATCTTACAGTAGTTGATACAGCTTCATATATTGACGCAGGTAAGAAGATTATCAATGTTTCTGATGAAACAAGTTATGATTCTATCTTCGGTGCTTTGTCAATTATTGTAGGAAGAACTATTGTAGATGTAGATTCTTATGACGGTAAGTTCAAGCTTATTACTACATCTTCTTCTGAATATGATGTAAAAGTTAGAAAGATTAGTTTCTATGCAAAAGATACACAGGCTTCGGGCATGTTCAACACACAGCTTTATACTTCTCTCGGTGCCGGACTTGATGACGAGAGCGGTCCCGGTTCACAGTGGGAACAGTCCCCGAAGATTCCCCTTGAACGTATTTATAGTTCTGAAGCAACCTATGACTATGAATACACAGAGTATATCAGACAACTTAAAGAAGCTTTTACTTCTGAAGCTTCATTCCTTGATTATATCAACGGTATGAGAACTGATATCATGAACGACATGGAGTCGCAGACGGAAGCAAGAAATCAGGGTCTTATCCTGTCTAGACTTGCAGGAAATAAGTTAATGGTTGACCGTGGTCTGCTCGGTGCCGAGTGTGCTGTAAATCTTACAAAAGAATTTAACGACACATATAATACTTCTTATACAACTACAGATCTTTTACATGATCATAGAGTAGCATTTTTGGAGTTTTACCTTGCTAGAATCAAGAATGATTCTGATTTGATGACTTATAGAAGCAAGTTATTTCATGACGCATGTACACAGACTATTAACGGTGTTGAATATAATATTCTGCGTCACTCAAAGAAGAACAGACAGAGATTTGTCTACAATTCCCGACTGTTCACTGAAATCAATCTTTCTTTGGCAGAGATCTTTCACCCCGAAAAGCTTCTTCTTCCCGAAAACGGTGAAGGAGTACAGTTTTGGCAGTCTATTGAAAAGCCTTACAGTATTGATATTATCCCGCCCCTTCCCGATAATGCTGTATCTTCAGAAGTAAAGATTGATACTGTAGTAGGTATGCTTTTTGATGACAGAGCTTTGTATTCTAATAACAGATATACAGGCATGTTACCTACTGGAATCAATGCCCGTCATGGTTATAGGAATGAATTTTATCACTTCTTATTCAGTCAGAATAACGACTACACCCACCCTTCCATTCTGTACTATATGTCAGATAGTTCTACTGCATATTTTACAGGTGACGGTACAGAAGATGATTTTGCTTTAACAGCTTCTTCTATTCTTTCTTTGACCGTTAACGGTGAAGCAAAAACAGCCGATACAGATTACACATTTGCGGATAATACAATTACATTTACTACAGCCCCGGCTGAAGGTGCTATTATTCAGGTTGAATACAAGTAATTTTCCTACTTGTCTTTATATCCTCATTTTGCCCGGCTTCTATTTGGTAGATAGGAGCCGGGTTATAAAAATAAATAGGAGTTTATTATATGTTAGATTTTTTTAGTGATGAAAATGCTAAACTTCTTGAAAGTTTGAAAATTCCTAATGTATATCAAACAGACTCTTTTGAATATAGGTATTGGTTTAGATCTTTACTTCATAAGATAGATTCTTCAATAGTATTTACTAATCTTCCTGAAGGTTGGAATAATGACTTCTTTATGTTTTGCTTATGGATTAGGGGTTATGTTTTAATCTTTAAGACTAAAAGAAAAGACTTGAAAAAGTACGGTGAAAATGGAATTGTATTTCAGCCTTGCTATCTTTCAGGTAAATTAGATTTTTATTATCAGCCTGTAGAAGCTGTAGTAGCTAACCCACATTTGGACCTTACTAATACATATGAATTAGGCAAAACCGGCTACCTTCTCAAATTAACACCTGATTTTCTCGGTGTTTTAGATATTATTCATTATTACGCTTCAAAGCTTGCTTCTTTATCTTCAGCTATTGATATGAGTATAGAGAACAGTCGCTTTGGGTTGATTGCCACAGCTTCTAATGAAGCACAGTCATTAACCCTAAAGGCTATCTACGATAAGTATCAGAAGGGAGAAGCCCTTGTAGTCTATGATGATTTATCTAAAGAATCTGATGAAGTAATACCTAGAAAAGAGCCGTTTGAAATTTGGATACAGGAATTAAAGAAGAATTATATCCTTACTGATCAATTAGGCGATTTTCAATCTATTTTAGATTCTTTTTATACCGAAATCGGTCTTCCTGTATCGGCTGAAAAGAAGGAACGGTTGATAACATCTGAAGCTGATTTTTCTGTAGCACAATCGCAAGCCCGAATTTCTTGTTGGGTTGAGACTTTAAAAGAATCTTTGGAAGTTATTAACAAAGCTTTAGATATAAATATAGGAGTTGATTATGCTAGCAAGAATGACAATCAAGGGGATAGAATCGGAACTGAATCTGAAAACCCCGGCAGAATCATTGACGGATAACTGGACTTTTGGTGACGATTCTGAAATAGAGTTTGATAAAGAAGTGTTATTCGGTACTATTATCAATAGAGCCGGTTCTTTTTGCGTAGTTTACCCCGACCCTGATTTTTTTAAAATCATGAGTGATAACTGGTGGAAAAAATGGAAAGACAGTTTCTATAATTGGTTTAAAGTTATGCAAGCTGAATACAACCCCATTGAAAACTACGATAGAATTGAAAAATGGCATGATGATATTACAGACAATAATACAGTCAAGCAGACGGGAACGGTAAAAACAGAAGGCGATAATTCATCTACTAATGAAGTTTCAGCTTACGATAGTAATGGATATCAACCTAAAAATAAAGTATCTGATGATATTGATTCTACAGATACGAGAGATCTAACAGATAAAGTAGATAATGACCGTGATATTGATCATGAAGGTAGAGTACATGGAAATATTGGTACTATGACCACTCAAAGCATGGCTACCGAAGAAATAAATTTACGCTACTTAAATGTTTATAACATGATTAGTGATTGCTTTGTCAAAGATCTGTTAATAGCCGTATATTAAAGGGGGTTCATTTATGAGTGATATTTCAAATTTATTACAGGATATCTACAATCTTTTGAAGGAATGGTCTACTTCATTTGCTTCTTTTATAGTTAGTCTTTTAGCTAAATTAGATCTAATTGAAGAAGATACAAGTAATTTACCTTCTATCAAAGATAATACCGATGATATCAAAGATAATACCGGGGCTGTAATTACTCCTGTAACAAACATCAAAAGTAATACAGACTCGATTAAAACTGATACTACAGTAGTAAAAAATAATAGTAATACTATTGTTAATCAGCTTTCAACCATTTCTACTAATAGCGGTACTGCTTCAGCTTTTGCTGAAGATGTAGCTAACAACACTTTAGATATTAAGGATAAAGTTGTTACTATGGCTTCAGATACTACGCAGATTAGATCTAATAGTAACACTGTTACATCTGACGTAGGTGAAATCAAAACCCTTCTTCAGTATTATTTTATTACTAATATTGTTACTGAAGATTCTGAAGGTAGTATAGCTAATTTTGATACAGATTTGGAAGACTACTTACAGAAATGTATAGTATCTATCCCGGCTGATTCTACAGGCTATACAGGTATTACTCTTACTAAACGGGGTAGAAGTTTAATTAACTTTGATTCTGTAATACAGGAAGGTTGGAATAGGACAAATAGTGGTATTACGGCTGAATATACTAATGGTATTATGCATGTCTACGGCACTAATGAATTAAATACATGGAATAACATAGTAGTATTTAATGATATTTGGCGTAATGCCGAATTGCGTTTACCTTCTGGAATTTTTAGTATACCTGACCATTTAGTTGTTAGAATTAGTGAAGATAATATAAATTATGGTAATAAAGGTGGTACTGTTACATATAATAATCCTATTTATATTAGAGGCTTTTATGTTAGCGTACCTGCTAATTATACAGTAGATTGGCATATACCTATGATTTTTGTATATGGTTCTATAATTCCCACTACTTATTCTCCATATATGAATATGTCTTATCCTGTATCATTCGGTTCTACTGTTACTGAAGGCGGTGAAGTAGATCTGTTAGAAGGTTTTGTTAAGGTAAATACTACACCTGTATCTTATATTCCTTTTGACCCTATTGCGGTTAGGACTTATAAGGGAGTTAATAATATTTATTCTGATGTAGGTACTACTGCTTTAACTTATAGGGAAACACTAAAACACTATTTAGACAAAAATCAGTAAAGGAAGGTAAAAACTATGAATTTCTTATATCCTCATTCAAGCTACACAGAAACAGATCTTGATTATATTATCAAGTTAGTAAGACAGAATAACGGACTTCATCTTGATATATCCGGCAATCAGCTTTTGTTGAAGACTTTAGACGGTACTACCGTATCTTCTGTTACTGTTCACTATGCCGATACAGCCGGCACAGCTAATACTGCTGTTAGAGCAAATTCCGCTTCTTTTGCTGATACAGCCGGTACAGCTAATTCGGCTAATACAGCTTCAGAAGCTAGTCATGCTTTGACATCCGATTCTGCTACTACTGCGGGTACTGCAGTATCTGCTAATACTGCTACTGTAGCTTCTACGGCTACTGAAGCAAATCATGCTGTAAATGCTGATACTGCGAATTTAGCTAATAGAGCAATTTTAGCCGATAATGCTACACATGCAGATACTACTGATAGTGTAGTACATGCTGAAAAGGCTATTGAATCAATCACTATTTCAGGTAATACAGTAATATTTAGAGCTTATGACGGTACAGAAACAGCTTTAACTATTCCTTATGCAGTAAAAGCTAATAAAGATGATTTGGGTAATATCATCAAGAATAGCTATGTTAATGATGTAGTAGATGAAAACGGTGTTTTAAAGTTTTTAGACGCTGAAGGAAATACTCTTGTCAGTTTAACACCTTCTTCACAGATAGCCACAAATGACAGTTATAATAATCTTATCGCAGATTTTATTAAGACTGTAACAGTATCACAGAATAGCAACTATGTTACATTTGTTCATGGTACAGGTGAAACAGATACTATTATTATCAACTATTCTGAAAGAGCTTATAAAGATACTAATGATAATGTTATCAAGAATACCTATATTAAATCATTAGCTATTGAAGAAGACGCTAATACGGGTCATTATAATCTTATTGCTTATAATGGCGATAACCCTTCAGCAGAGATCTTCAGACTGGAAGTTAACGCATATAAAGCACAGTTAGCAGATGAAGCTACCCATGCTTCTGAAGCCGATTATGCTACAAATAGCGGTCACGCTAATAATGCCGATTCTGCTATTAGATCTAATACGGCTGTAAATGGTCATTATATTATCAAGCTTGAAGATGACCCTAACAGCCCGGGTGACCTTTTATATGTAGATACTTATGACTCGGAAGGAAATGTTATTCCTATTGAAGATATAAGACAGGATAATCTTTTTAATTCTTATATTCAAATTTATCATAGTTCATATACCCCTTCATGGAGCGAATATTATACTATTATCGAATATAGAAATACGGGGTCCACTTCTCCATTTTTCTTCTATGGAATACAGCACCCGGTAGAAGGCATAGGTTCTTATGATATAAATAAGCCCTTTACTTCTAAAGATATAAAAGTAATAAATCTTTCAATTCTTAATGGAGTTGTTATTGAAGCTTCTGCAGAAGATATTACACTAGATATGTCATTTGACACTGAAGCTGTAGTAATTTCATCAAACGATAATATTTTGAATTTGGCTGTTAATGGTACAGCTACAGCTACTACTGAACTTTCTTATTCTGAATGGGAACATGATGTATCAAACGGTATAAGATTTTTCAAGGTTAAAGTAGGTGATTATCCTAATAATGATATTACTGCTAATGTAAATTATAATAATGGCGATTTGGAGTTTATCGTTTGGGATAAATCTGCTTCAGTATTCAAGCGATATGTAATTACAGCCGGAAATGCTGATGACGAATTAACCATTACAAGGACTTATTAAGCTATGGCAGGTAATTTAACAGGTGCCATTGATCAAGCTATGGCTATTTGTTGGAATGAAAATTACGGCTATAATCTCGGTGGTATGGCACACTCTTACAGTGAAGGTGTTGACTGTTCGGGGTTAGTTGGTAGGGTTCTACATGATAACGGGTTTAACTATCCTAGTTATCATGTAGGAACTATCAATATGGGACCATATCTACGTCAGGCGGGTTTTACTGAATATCAATACACATCTAATTTTCAAATGATGTCGGGTGATATAGTTGTAATGAATCATCTTGATATGACAGGCGGGCACACTTTTTTCTATGTAGAAGATATACAAGCATATACAGATTCTTCTGCCGATTCTGCTAATATAGGTATAGTACATAGAGCAAAAGTAGAAGCTTCAAGTACAAGGGGTCACACTACACAAGGCGATCACAGAAAAAACGGGAATGGAGCTTTTTGGGAAGTTTGGTGCCATGCTTACTCGGTTTTGATCAATGGTTATGACTGGACTGACCCCGGGGACTCTGTAAAGGTCTACAGATACCCCGGGGGATATCAGCCTAATTTAATGAAGTTTGGCGGTTTATTGTTTTTTAAATTTTTACAAGGTTCTCGGTATCATGTAAGAAGATTGAAAGGAATTATCTAAAATGCCTAGTATTACTATTGGAACTATATCAAAGAAATTAAATTCCACATATAACACCTTTACAGGTACTTCTTTATCTTGCAAATTAAAAGATGTTTGTGGTATGCAGTCACCTTATTTTGAAGTACAGGGGCTTAATAAAGGAACTTTCTATAACTACGCAAAATTTGAAAATCGTTATTATTGGATAGATGAAATATCTTATATGACTAATAATATTCAAGTTGTGCATTGTTCTATTGACCCTTTAGCTACTTTTAAAGACGCTATAAAAAATTCCTACGGGCTTGTTATTTATGGCGATTCTTCACACTGGTCAAAGCTTATAGATGATGTAAGAATAGAGCCTGAAATGAGATACGCCACCCAAACTATAGCGAATGAAAACATGTTTGGACTGACTACATCTAATACAGGCTGTATAGCTATGACATATACTCAAACAACTTCATTAGACTGGTTAGACCCTAATCATCAAACTATCCCGGGTACAGGCGTACATACAGCCCTTTTATCTATAACTGATATGAGAAGATGTATAGGAGATTTGACAGGCTTTGACCCGGGTCAAGGTATTACAGGTTCGGGTCTTCTCGAAATGCTTGAAGCTTTTGGTAGAGTTATTCAGTCTTTAGGCGGTGGTTCTTTGGCTGATTATATACAAAGAATTATATGGTTACCTTTTGATTTATCAGGGTTAGTCAATGCTATAGGAGCTACTCACAAAGTAGGTATGATGATAGGCGGTGTTTTAGCTGATGATTGCAGTTATTATGAAGTCAACCCCGGAAATATTTATGCCCACAATGGAAATTTTACTATTGACTGGGGTACATTAACAGGTGGTAATGACTTTATGAGAAATAGCAGGTGGATATCTTTACAGGTATATACCCCGGGCGGTTTTCAGGATATTCCGCTTTACTGTGCTAAATATACTAATACTCTTTATTATAGAACTACCTTTTCTGTTACTGACGGTTCTTGGAATATGAGACTTTGTGCAGATAGTAACATGTACGATACATTAACAACCTTTTCCGGGTCCGTAGCTGTAGACATGTTAGGAACTGTTAATTTGGGTAATCAATTTTCGGGTACAATAGCAGACGCAGGTGCTTCTTTTGTTGGCGGGGCTGTAGCTATGGGTTTAGGTTCTATTATAGGCGGTTCGGCTACCGGGGCTTCTACTATAACCACAACAAAAGGAACTATAAATAGAAATCAGAAATTCAGTAATGGCTTCACAGCAGATACTACTGATAATATTGATACTACCCAAACTGTTACATCAAGCGGTATTTCAGGTTCGATACCTAAAACTAATTTTAATGTCAGATCTGCTACGGGTCAATTTAGCGGTGCCGGTTCTTTATTCCTCACAACTACACCCGCTTCTATGATCATCTACGCACAGTGTTACATGCCGTATACATTAGGAACTTATACTGATTATTGTGACTTGTACGGATATCCTTGTAACAGATATTTGAAATTGGGAGATTTGTCGGGCTTTGTACAGTGTGCAGGTTTTTCTGTTCAGGGTGCTTCAGGTGCTACCCCTTCAAATCTGTCTACTATAAATTCTTTTGTTAATAGTGGTATTTATATTGAATAGTGATATAATAAAAATACAATTTAATATCAATTTTCAATATCCGTCAAAGTTTAAGCCCACGCAGATCTGCGGGGCTGTAAAAAATTTTTTACCACCTGCAGGTGGTAAAAAATTTTTTACATAATACTATCTATATCAAAACTATCTTCAAAATCTTTATTAAGTTTAATATTAAAATCTACATCATGTACTACTTTACTATCTAATTTTCTTATTACGCAACCCCCGGCAGTATGTACTTCATGACCGTCAATATACATGATTGTAGGTTTTCGGGCTGTTTGATATCCTTCAGCCCCGATATAAATAGCAGATACCCCGGCATTTACTTTAAATGTTAAACCGTCTTTAAGGCGATTTAAAGCCCTTATAGGGTTTTTGACTTTTCCTGACATTTCAGCTTCACGTGTCAAATATATTAAATTGCCTTTTTCATCTACATCTATCAAAGTTCGTGCCGGCACCCCCGCTATAGTAAGTTCTAACCCTTTATCAGTAACAACTCCATAACATTTAGCATGTAAACCCTTAAAGGCTCTACAATCAGGTTCAGGATTAAAAGAATCATAATATTCTACTTTGTCATTATCTAATGTTACAAAGTGGGCTTTTTCTCTCTTTTTTCGGTTTAGATCTTCAATAGCTTTTTCTGTATCTTTGTCTTTAATATAGAATATTGAATCAGTATCACAATATAAACATTTTTCATAACCTATAGCTTTTATATATTCATAAAGTTCATATCTAGCTAAAGCTGTCACCCAGACTCCCACCTGATAAGGAAGGAAGTTATTTCTACCTTTATAAAAAGTATCTAACCCTTCTTTTATACTATCCATATCTTTATATTCTTCAGTCAGTAAAAATTCACAATCTTCAGTCAATTCATATTGACTCCTTAATGGGTTGGTAGCTGTACAACCATATATACTATTAAGGAATTTTTTATCCTGCATTAACTCGAAATCAGCTTCTATTGTTCTTTTATCAAGTTTTCCGTATTGTTCAACTAATTCATTGACTATGTTTTTTTTATCTGATTTTCCCTTGAAGTATTTATCTACTACCTTGATGATACAATCCGGGAGCGGTTTATTTAACATGCGGTAAACTTCAATTACTTCATATTCCATTTCATATTGTTCAGATAATATCTTTAAAGTAAGATTATCTAAATACATAACCCATTCCCCTGAAGCTGATAAAATTCTACCATTATCAAGTAATTTAGAATCAAAGCTTGCTTCATAGCATTTTGAAAACTGCATAAAAGGCATACTGATTTTATAATCTTTTAATTTAGCCTCATAGAATCGAATCACAGACATGGTAGAAAATTTAGGTGAATGGGATAATATTTCACTTATAGTCATATAAAAACCCATGTTACTTTCATATATTAGTTGTGGTTTTCCTAAAGGAAAATCATAACAAGTCATTTGGGTTGGATAATGGCTTTTGAAATCTCTATGACCTATATTTTTAACTCTTATCTTAATACCTTCTGTATATGTATAACTTTTATTAGTTCTTATAGTAATATCTCTATAGAATCGGTTATTATGAGTCATTCCCCCGGCATAACTTTTTAATAAACAATTATATAATTTTGCGTCTAATCTATTATCAAAGAAATAGGTATTTCTATAGTATTTATCATTATTACAAGATCTTCTCAAAGCCCTTCTAATATAGCCGGTAGATGTTAAAGGAACAGATACTAAAGTATCATTATGATATAAAAGCTGTTTTTCTAAACACTCTTTCATAGAAAGAACATCATAAAAATCATATTTTTTAGAATCTTCAGATAGATCTGAATCAGGATATAACACAGCGTCATAGTCATATAACCCCACCTGCTTTTTATGTTCTATATCCATTTCTTTGGACCATTTTTCGAGACTCATTCCCGATAATTGATAAGAACATCTAAATTCTAAAGAACCCCTAACATAAGTTAAGAACTTGTTATTCCCTTCTATTATGCCTTGATTAGAATAACCAAAATCAGGAAGGTCGTTTATATAAGGAATAAGATAAGATAAATCATAAGAAGCATTATGAATAAATGTTATCAGCTTCTTTTTAAATTTTGAGGTTGGATATAATTTTAACTCTTTATATAGTTTTTTATACCATTTTATTAGTTCTTCGGGATATCTGAAGAAATGATATTGACCATTAAATAAAACCTGTATTGATACTATCCAACACCTTAAATCTTCAGGTTTTTCAGCATGATTATTAGATGTTTCTATATCTAGAAACACAGGTTCTAAACAATATATACCACCTTTAGCATAGGTAAATTCAATACCTTTTATCTTAAATATTTTCATGTATCAGCCCCACAACTTAAAAATTTATCAACTTCTTAATCTGTACCTTTTTGGTATTTTATGTATACGGTCCGTAGCTACATATTTCATAGCTTTTTCTAATTGATCATTTCTTAATGCTTCACCGATATCAATATATTCTAATGACTGGACTAAAGTATTATAGTCAAATTGATTTCTTTTATCCGAGTTAACCATATTTCTATATATTCGGAAAAACTCTTTGTATTCTTCTTTTGACAGGTCGGGATATTTATCCCCATAGTTACCCATGAAAGTATTATATGATTTATCATATTTTGCTTCTATACCTTGTTTAGTAGATGTAGAAGCATTTAATATATTACTTAATACTTCATGGAAGTATTTTTTATCTTTTGCAGAGAGTTTATTATATTCTGATTCTGATAACAACCTGACTGAATTTGACTTCTTCAGTTTAGTCTGATCATAGATTTTACCTTTTGTTTTAGGGTTTTCTACAGCATATTTTCTAGCTAGTTTATATTCATTAGAATCTTCAGTGAGTTTATAAACCTTTTCAATTTTTCTGAATCTTTCATTAACAGCTTTTACATCTGCTTTTGGATAGGCATATTGTTTGACGGGTCTACCCCTAACCCCGGTTTTATTATATGGTCTATAACTCATTCTAGGGTCATAGCCGTATTTTGATATGAAGCGGTTTATTCTATTCTGCTTTTGTTTTGCTGATAACTTAAACTTCTTTTTCTTCATAGATAATAATCTCCCGTCAAAGATATATAAATTATAATATTAACATCTGTTTATCTCAACCCCTATGGGATAACCCCGCCCGCTTTTTTTGTTACCTAGTCAGATCTTATGGAATAGTCCCATTAAACGGACACTTCTTGTTACCTAGTCAGATCTTATGGAATAGTCCCCGGACCAT